TAGCACAACACTTTGAACCAAAAGGTGAGCAACTTGATGAACTTGCTCCTTTAGTTGCTGGTGGTCTTGCTCTTGGTGCTGGTGCTCTTGGACTTGCTGCAATTCGTAGAGCACAACAGGCTTCGAAATCTGGTGTAGAAGCTGCTAAGAAAGGTGAAAAAATTCAGCCTGGAACTGGTATTGGTCATGCTTCATATGGTATGCAACGACACAACGATGCTACTCGTGAAGCATTAAAGTTACTCAGACAAGAGACAGAAGTTAAGGGTCAATTGATTGATGAGAAAAAAGATGCTTGCTATAAGAAAGTAAAGGCAAGATATGACGTTTGGCCAAGTGCATATGCATCTGGTGCATTAGTTAAGTGCCGTAAAGTTGGTGCTGATAACTGGGGAACTAAAAAAGAGGGATATGAGTTTTCCAACTGGAGAGATGACTTCAAGGCACTTGAAATTGAAACAATTGATCTGATTAAACCAGAACCTCTTGTTAGTGAGCAAAGTGCATATGATCCAAAATATCCATTAGGTAAAAAAGTAGGAGACAATCAACTCCCCTCTAATCTAAGCAGAAAACCTAGATTTAAGAGAGCAACTCCAAGTCAATCATCTTATGCTGATGGTGTTTCTACAGATGCTTTTGCCGAAGCAAAAGAAGATCCTTGCTGGGATGGTTACAAGCAAGTTGGTATGAAAAAGAAGGGTGGGAAAATGGTTCCCAACTGTGTAAAAGAAGGATACTCTAACTGGAGAGAAGAACTGGAAGAAGATTGGCAGAAAGTAAATAAGTCAGACAAAACTGATGGTATGAGTCAGAAAGCAGTTAATGCTTATCGTCGTGAGAATCCTGGTTCTAAACTAAAGACTGCCGTAACTGAGAAAGATCCTGGACCAGGAAGATCAAAGCGTAGAAAGTCCTTCTGCGCTCGCTCTAAGGGTCAGCAAGACATGCATAACATTGATTGCTCAAAAGACCCAGATAAAGCAATTTGTAAAGCCCGTCGTCGCTGGAAATGCTAATGAAAAGTTTTCAACAGTTTTTACAAGAAAGCATCACCATCAATGGTGATTTTAATGGAACTTTAAATGTAGGTGGTTCACAAGAACCAGAGACCGCAAGTGAGTCTTTCTTTGCTGATGTAGTTTGGGAAGGAAAGATGTATCGTCTTGAGGTTGAAGGTTCTATGATGGATAAGAACGCTCTCGCTGAACAACTTCAAGGAGAATATCCTGGTGCGATTGTTCACAATATCTATCCATCACAATCTCAAAGTTCTTTAAAAATTAAGAGTTCTCAGAGGTATCAACCAGAAAGATTATCGTGGAGTGAATAATGGCTCAGTGGAATAAGTCTACACAAGACTACTTAAATCAAGAAAGAACACTTCACGAAGTTTATCTCCGTGCTGCTACTCATGCAAACTCTACATTTATAGTTGGTGCTGGTTCTTCTGCAAATTCTTATGGTGTAATCAGAAGTACGAACTTTATTAGATACCGTCCAGGACAAGGTGTTGTTTGCAGATTTACTGGTTCGTTCTCAAATAACCCAGTAGGATTTACACAAAGAGCAGGACTATTCAATCAAGAACAAGCAATTCAAATTGGATATGCACACACCAATGGGAAGTTTGGTGTTCTTCGTGCAAATGGTGGTAAAGCAAGAATTCAGGGTTATGACTTCACCACACTTGATAATGGAAATGTAACAGTCACTCTGAATGGAACTTCTTTTACTGCGGTAACAGTAAATTCAGGAACACTTGCAGGAAATCTTTCTCAACTCGCACAAGGATTAAGAGCACAAGCACTCTTTAATGCTTTGTATTTGGTTGAATATGACCAATCAAGATTAAGATTTTTAGCAACATCTCTTGGACCTCAAACTGGAACTTTTGATATTACAAGCACCGCAACAATATCTTTTAATGCATTATTAAGACAGGCAGGGGTAGTACAAACAGAAAACTGGACTTTCCAAGAAGATTTTAATTTAGATAAACTTGATGGAACTGGATATTCTGGTATTACTCTAGACCCATCTAAGTTAAATGTATATCAAATCAACTTCCGTTGGTTAGGTTCTGGTGAGATTAGATATGCGATTGAAAATCCTCTAAATGGGGATATGATTTTCTTCCATCACGAACATTATTCAAATAGAAACCAACTACCACACCTAGACAATCCATCAATGAAGATTGGATATGTTGCTGCAAATCTAGGTGGTGGTGTAGGTGTTGTTACTTGTAGAGGTTCTTCTTTCCTTGGTGCGATTGAAGGTATTGTTGAAAGAACAAAACTTCCATATTCAGTGACTACAACCAGAAATGATAGTATGAACACTCCTGGTTCTTTATATCATCTCATTTCTCTTAAAAATAAACTTGTTTATCAAGGTAAGATTAATACAAGAGATTTACTTCCTAGAAGACTTACTGCATCAGTAAATACAACAGGAGACCCAGCAGTTATTCGCATATATTGGAACCCAGTTCTTACAAATTATTTGAGATGGACTACTCAAAGTGATTTTAATGCATCACTTTATGCAACTCAAGATAGCACTGGATTATTTACATTAGCAGCACAATCAATACCTCCTATTGCTGCTTTTCATGTATCAGATAACTCAACCATTGATGTTGATTTATCTGAAATTGGACTTCATGTTCCACCAAATAGTTTTATAACCGCAGTAATTTCATCAACATCTAATATTACTGCTGCTAGTGCTTCGTTCATTTATGTAGAAGATTAAAAAGGAGTTTGTAAGAAATATTGCTCGAAAAAATTGGGGATTAACTTGGGAACAGATGAGAGGTATGGATGTTCATCATTTCCCACCAAGATGTGAAGGTGGAAAAGATATACCAGAGCATTTATATGTTTGTAGTAGAGAGATACATAAGTGTGGGTGGCACAATGATGCTTGGTTTATGGAAAATTTAAATAAGGCAACTCAAAAAAATATTGGTAGGAAGCATAGTAAAGAAACTTGTAGAAAGAAAAGCGAGGCACTGAAAGGTCGCTCTTTTGGCCATAAGTATGAGGGTGGAGAGAAGCACCCCAATAGCAAAAAAGTTTCTATAAATGGAAAAATATATATTTCTCAACAAGAGGCAGCAGATGATGTAGGTATAACGATACAGGGATTATCTTACAGAATGAAACATTGGGGTCCAGAAAGGGGGTATGAATATGTCTAGTGATGTTTATTTGGGCAATCCTCTGCTCAAAAAAGCTAATACTCCCATTGAATGGACTGAAGATAGAATTATTGAGTTCTTAAAGTGTAAAGAAGATCCAGTTTATTTTGCTAGAAATTATATCAAGATCGTGTCGCTTGATCATGGTCTGGTGCCTTTTGAGATGTACCCATTCCAAGAGAAACTGATTAGTAATTTCCACAAAAATAGATTTAATATCTGTAAAATGCCCCGTCAGACGGGTAAATCTACGACTTGTGTTTCATATTTGTTACATTATGCTGTTTTCAACGACAATGTTAATATAGCTATTCTAGCCAACAAAGCATCTACTGCTAGAGATCTTCTAGGAAGATTACAACTTGCTTATGAAAACTTGCCGAAGTGGATGCAGCAGGGTATTATATCATGGAATAAAGGATCTTTAGAATTAGAAAATGGCTCCAAAATTTCGTCTAACTCTACTTCGTCATCTGCTGTCCGAGGCGGATCCTATAATGTCATCTTTCTCGACGAGTTCGCGTTCATCCCAAATCACATTGCTGATGACTTCTTTGCCTCTGTTTATCCTACTATTTCTTCTGGACAGAGCACAAAGGTAATTATTGTTTCTACCCCTAGGGGTATGAACCATTTCTACCGCATGTGGCATGATGCGGAAAGAAATAAAAATGAATATGTTCCCACTGATGTTCACTGGTCAGAAGTTCCCGGTAGAGATGATGCATGGAAAGAGCAAACTATTGCTAACACCTCAGAACAACAATTCAAGGTTGAGTTTGAGTGTGAATTCTTAGGATCAGTCAACACTCTCATCAACCCATCAAAACTTAGAAATCTTGTTTATGAAAATCCAATAAAAAGGAATGCCGGATTAGACGTTTATGAAAAACCACGGGAAGAGCACAATTATTTAATCACCGTAGACGTTGCTCGTGGTCTTGGAAATGATTACTCTGCATTTATTATTTTTGATATCACACAGTTTCCATATAAGGTAGTGGCGAAGTATAGAAATAATGAAATAAAACCAATGTTATTTCCAAGTGTTATTATCGATGTTGCTAAGGGATATAATAATGCTTGGTTACTTATCGAGGTTAATGATATTGGGGAACAAGTTGCTAATATTTTACACTATGATTTAGAATATGAAAATATGCTTATGGCTGCAATGAGAGGTCGTGCCGGACAAGTTATCGGGCATGGTTTCTCTGGTAAGAAATCGCAGATGGGTGTAAGAATGACTGCAGCAGTGAAGAAGTTGGGTTGCTCTAACCTAAAAACTCTTATGGAGGATGATAAGTTATTGACTGTAGATTACGATATTATATCGGAACTTACAACATTTGCTCAAAGACATAATTCCTTTGAGGCAGAGGAAGGATGTAATGATGACCTAGCGATGTGCTTGGTTATATTTTCTTGGTTGGTAGCACAAGAATACTTCAAAGAGATGACCGATAATGATATTCGTAAAAGAATTTATGAAGAGCAAAAAAATCAAATAGAACAAGATATGGCTCCATTTGGATTTATATTGGATGGTTTGGATGAAAGCACTTTTGTTGATAGTGATGGAGATAGATGGCATACCGATGAGTATGGTGATAGATCTTATATGTGGGAATATTATTAATGGACTTAGAAGATCAAATAAATCTAGAACACATACTTCTTTTTGATAGGGAGTGTAGGATTTGTGGAGAAATAAAAAATTTGATAGATGACTTTTATCTAACTAGAAAAGGCAGGGGTGCTTTACCTTCTGCCTATTCTTATGAATGTAAGGAATGTACTAAGAAGAGAGTTTTATCAAATAAGAAAAGACCAACACCAACAGAACTGTGGGAATATCCTGACTGGTAGCGGTTCACGCACTGTTTCCCCATTCAAAGGACACTTTTTAATAAATATTTCTAGAATAATTCTGGACTAAGGAGAATAGAAGATGCCGCTAAATTTAGCATCTCCTGGAATTGTAGTAAGAGAGGTTGACCTCACTGTTGGTAGAGTTGATGCTACTAATGGTGCAGTAGGTGCTCTGGTTGCTCCCTTTGCTAAGGGACCAGTCGATGTACCTGTTCTTGTTGGCGATGAAGCCGATCTACTGAAGAATTTCGGTGAGCCATACAATACCGACAAGCACTATGAGCATTGGATGGTTGCCTCTTCATACTTAGCGTATGGTGGTAATCTTCAAGTTGTTAGAGCAGACGATAATGCTCTTACAAATGCTTTTGTTGGAACAGCATCTAGTATCAAGATTAAGAGTACTGAACATTATGGTCAGTTAGGTTATCAGGAGAACACTATCAGTGGAGTAACCTTTACTGCTAGAAACCCTGGTTCTTGGGCAAATGGCGTTAGAGTCGCCACTATTGACGCTAAAGCAGATCAAATTATTGCTGGCGTTCAAACAAGTGCTACAGTTCCAACTATTTCTGTTGGATATGGTATCACACAGGCAATTTCATCCACCCTACCAGGTTCTGGTTCAACCAGCACCCTTGATGGTTATCTAAAGGGAATCGTCACAGGTATTAGTGGTTCTGGAACTTCAGACTCACCATACTCACTTCAAGTTAAAGTTCTATCACACGTTTCTGCTGCTGGAACTGAGACTTCGGTTGACTATCAACCTGCTGGTGTTTATGCTTTCTCATCATCTGGTTCTGTTGCTATCCACACCACTGGTCAGACAACGGCAGTAGGTCAAACGGCATACACCTCAAGACAAGATTGGTTTGACCAACAAACCATTTCTCTTTCTAGTGGAGCAACCATTGCTTGGAATACACTCGTTGATAGACCTGCAACTTCATCTTATGCTGCTGCTAGAAACTCAAGATTCGACGAAATCCATGTTGTTGTTATTGACGACAAAGGAACCGTAAGTGGAAACGCTGGTACTATTCTTGAGAAGCACGTTGCACTTTCCAAGGCAAAGGATGCCGAGTACTCTGTAGGTTCTTCTTCTTACTGGAGAAAGTATCTTTATAACGTTTCAACAAACGTCTTTGGTGGTTCTGCTCCTGCTGGTATTACAACAACAGCGTTTAGCAGCAACTTTACTCTTGCTAGCGACATCGGTTGGGATCAAGATGCTGATGGAGTTAACTTTGCAGCTTCTGGAAGCAACACTTACACCCTAGGTGGTGGTAAGAACTATGATGATGGAACAGACCTCACCTCGTCTGGTGCTCTAACTTCAACTCTCTCCAAATTATCTTCTGGTTATGGTATCTTTGAGAATACCGATAACTATGATATTGACTTCCTGTTGATGGGTTCAGCAAATTATGCTAAGGAGACTGCACAAGCTCTTGCTAATAAACTCATTGCAGTTGCTGAAGCAAGACAAGATGCTATCGCATTCATCTCACCATACAGACTAGCGTTCCTTAACGATAGTGCTGTTGGTTCAGTAACGGTTAACTCGGACTCTGATATTACCGATAATGTTCTGAGTTTCTACGCTCCTATCACTTCATCATCCTACGCTGTATTTGATAGTGGTTATAAGTACACTTATGATAGATTCTCTG